CAACAAGTCCACACGTCGATCAACCGTAGAGGAAGAAACTGAGTATGATAACTACGCAGCAACAGAACGAAAGACTGTCTCTGAAGAAGAGGTCATGCGAAAGCTTGAAGACTCCTATCAATCTTCAAAGGCAACTAATGACTTCAACTCTCCTGATATTACTCTCAGTAAAGGAGACGATGACGATGACGACCCCATGAGTTATTTTTCAAAACTGGCTGAGTCCTGATACCAAAATCGGCTTTTTGTTTCAAAAAAGCCGTAAAAAAATCCTGGGGGCTTTTTTGGCCCCTTTACTTTTTTTATTGATACAATCTAACGTTTTCTCCCCGTACTAACCTATCAGAAACATACTGACTAGACCCAGGAGTATATGGCATAAACTCTTCCATGTCATCAATAGCAAGACTCACGTAGATATCTTTCAATAAAAATATATTTCTCTTTCTGTCTTGAATTCTTGTCTCGTACTCTAAATTAGAAACTGGATAAGTCGAAGCTCTTGTAATTTGTTGTTCTAAACCAATATCATAGAAGGTAATACTCCAATCACTAGGAACAATCAATCCTCTTTCTACAATCGTTCTTTTGTCACTATCTTGAATCTGATTAGTCTCATAATGTCTAGTTTCATACATTTTTTCATAACTACCATACTTATTAAGTAGGTAATTATCAAAGGATTCTTGAGACCAAGGCCATTCAGATTCAAGATTCATAATATTATTAGATAACATTACGATCCAATCAAGATTCTGATCTCCATAAATTTTATATGCTACTTCATCAGGTCTTTCATCACCAACCACTTTATATTTGGTAAAGTATGTAATATTTTGGAAGATGTCTTCCCTAAGTTTACCTCTTTTGAAGAGATTCTTTACTTCTGTATAATCAGAAATATTATCACCACCTTTGACTCTGTTTACATAATCAAAGTTTGGTAGGTTTCTAAAATATTTTTGTGCCATCTTTAGTATCCCATTGTGGATATTTTATCGTCAGCAGTGTCAGGAATATCATCAGCATAAATTGGCATAACTTCACTAAAAGTCATTGTTAAGTCATATGCTGTCAAAGACCCAGTGGAATCAAATGTTGCATAGGAACCATCTGGTGTGTAATTTACCTGAAAGTTTGATAAAGCACAAGGTTTAAACTTATTTAGATATGGATGGTCACCACCACCTTTGTAAATATATTTCAATTCGAAAATTCTTGGTGATAACAGGAACAAATTCGAGGAACTTCTAGAAACTGCCATATTTCTTTTAAATGCTCGTATGATTCTTCTTATTTCTTCTGATTCTATCTGACTTCTTGGTGTGAGTCTAAAATTGAAACTAAAAGTTCTAAGATTAGGACCATTGAAAAGAAGCTCAAGGTTTGGATTAATTACCATACCATTTGATCTACCTACTAGATTTGCACCAACTGCCTGACCAGCAAAATATGATACAACAAATTTCTTTAAATTTGCATCATTCATTGCTTCATTAATACTTGCAGTTAATCCTGAAAATGCACCTTTTAGTTCTTCTACACTAATATTTCCTATACCTTTTATTAACCCCGCAGCTGCTTGTCCTAATACCGCTTGAACTGGATTCAATTGATCGTCTGACCAACTCACTGCATTTGTTTCACTCAATTGAGGTTGCATTGGGAAAAATATAGTTTCATATTTCTGCCCCCTTTCAATATTTTTATCACTTTTGTTATAACTAGAGTTCAACACATCCAAACCAGATGGTTTGTAATCATATGCTGTTATGGAAATATAGTCATATTCAAAGCCGGCTGGTGGCTCATGATATGGATATCTTAAAGTTTTAGCAGTACCACCTCTAATTGCGGTTGGAATTGTAGGATTAACTTCTTCTACTACACCATCTCCATTCACATCAGTAGGAAGTGGTGTAGGAGTTGGAGTTGGTGTAGGAGTTGGTGTAGGAGTTGGTGTAGGAGTTGGAGTTGGTGTAGGAGTCGTATTACTTAATGACTTGTAACTTGGTTTTGCTTGAAGATCTTGATATTCTTGTCTTGAAGTTTGACCTGAGATATTATTTTTTGCAAGAGTTAAAGTAGCACTCCTGACAGATTGAGTTAAATTGCGTAGTTGATTGGAATTTTTTCCAGTAAAATACTCAGCATACAATTTATTATTTTTGATACTATCACTTCCAGTACTTGCATTATGTTGATAAATCAACGTATCTCCAAACAATGTAACTTGATAGACATCATAGTTTCCTGTAGTTCTATCAGTAATTACTCTTATATTATCTTTTAATCTTCGGGAAGAATTCAGTAATTTTAGAGTGGCTTTATATTTGGTGGGATCGTTTACTCCTAAACTTTCCCAACCTTGAGGATCTCCGGCTGCCATATCCTTTTTTAATTATTTATCGTGAAACTTTGATATGGAATAGATCTTAAAGTCTTAAGTTCCATAGGATATACTTTGTATAGATTACTCTGTAGTTCTTCCCAAGTATAATTTTTAAACTCACCCCAGTGATAATTAAGTCCTCTGAATCCCCATCTGAATATACCAGTCACCGCAACTAAAGGGAACCTATCGTATTCAACTCTGGGTGTCTTTGCTGTATAGATGAAAGTAAAATACTTACCAACATCAGGAACAACTTCTACTTCGGTTTGAAGCTTCTCAATGATTTCTAACATCATATCATCTTCGACCCTCATGGCCTTGATACGATTGACTTCCTCTTCAGAAAATCTGTTGATTGTACTGTTCAGATACTCCTCTTGTTCTTCATCCATTAGCAGCCTTTAACTGTCTTTGTTTTGCTGGTGGGAGTGCTTTTTGTTGAGGTTCTTGAACTCTCACATTAACTTTTTGTACATCATTATTACCCTTTGAGATATTACTTGTAGGTAATGCCTTTCGTTGAGGTTGTGGTCTGATCGCAGGTCTTTGCCTACTACCAGCCATTGCTGTTGATGCTGGTCTTGCAGAGATTTGTTTGTGTTGTGGTGGTTGTTTAGCAGCAGCTGTTCTTCTTGCTACCATTGAATCCTTACCTGCAGGAAGTGCAGGACGTTCCTTACCTTGTGGTAGAGCACGTTGTTGTGTTTGGGGTTTTGAACTTCTATATGGTTGTGGTTTTCTGTCGGGTTGTTTACCTGGACCTGTTTTATCTGGTGCTGTTGCAGGTTTCATTCTATCAATAACACCCTGATCAGTCTTTTTAATTCTGTCTCTGATAGCACCACCAACACGTTTAGCAGCACCTGTGGCAGCACCTGTGGCAAGTTTACCAAGACCAGTTGATGGTCTTTTCTTAAAACTTGTATCATACTTAAAATTTGTTGCACCAGAACTACCCTCAAATGAACCAGAACCACTAACGGCTGACTGTGTAGAAGATGCTGCGTCTTCGTTGAATTGATGGAATGTCTTCATGGTTATGCTATTCTGTTTAATTTCCTGAAGGGATAGAAACTCCTCGGGAAAACTGTATATTTTCTGCGCCATTGGGCCCCACTGGTTTTCTTATTTCTTCAGAGATGGAAACTCCTCGGCTAAGGGTTTCACCAGTGTTATTTTGTACATTATCAACTGCAGGACTACCTGCATCTGGAGGAAGACCAGTATTAGACTGAGCCAATTGAGGTACAGTTACTCTTTCACTTATATATCTAGAATATCCAAAGGTTACATTTAACCTAACGAATTCGTCAGTTGGACCATAAGCCAGGTCCATACTATTTATTTGTTTTGGATAAGCATCCTTCAAAGTATACTGAAGGAACTTTTTATCTTGACGAGAGGAATCAATTCTTGGTGAATTTGACAAGTCTTTCTCAAATTTAATGATGTAGATGTCTGTAATATAATCATCATAATAATTCATTCTATAATTGACAAATTTTGAATCTTTATATTGTTGTCTTGATGCATTGGTACCCAATCCACTCATATAATCAACCCAACCCTCAAAGAATGCAACAGTATCATAATCATTATCAACAATAAATGTCATACCAATCTCATTCTCATATGCTCTTCTATATGGTATTTCCTCTACAACACCATGATAATCAGCACTAACAGAATGTGTCAGGAATGATGTACCAGGAGTTGTAGTCTGTATACATCTTAACTCAATATCTTCACCATACTGTGTATATGAGACACCTCTTGCTGTCAAAAATGATTGGACTTTTCCTGGAGGAGCAAGTCTCACCTGGTAAATATTTGGAGCAGCAACATTAAGTATCCTACTTTTGATCTCTGATGTTTTGTAAGATCTTGGAGTTGGAACTCCACCTCTACTAGGCATCTAAATAAATTACTCTACTATTACTATGTATAACTGATGCCTAGGGGTTCGAAGTACCATCAAGGTAGATTTCATCCTCAGCATCCTGAAAAATATATGGGGGATGCGAGAAATATAGTCTATCGTAGTAGTTGGGAACTACACTTTTTAAAGTGGTGTGACAGAAACGATGCTGTTCTTAAGTATGCATCGGAGGAGTTTTCAATACCTTATGTCAGCCCAGTTGACAATCGTGTCCATAGATATTATCCTGACGGGATTGTACAGATAAGACATCAGGATGGTAGGGTGTGTCGATACATCATTGAAATTAAACCAGCAAAACAATGTGTCGAACCAAAGAAGAAGAGTAGAGTTACAAAAGCTTACATTAATGAGTGTACAACCTACGCAATAAATCAAGCAAAATGGACCGCGGCCGAGGAGTTCGCAAAAGACAATGGCGTACAATTCAAAGTCTTGACCGAACATGACCTGGGTATTCCATCCCCAAAGAAACGTAAAAAACGTAACTAAATATTTTTACTGAAATCATTATCAGATATCATGCCTTTACCAAAGATTGTTACTCCAACTTATGAACTTGAGTTGCCATCTACCAAACAAAAAATCAAATTCAGACCTTTCCTTGTAAAAGAAGAAAAACTTCTTGTTCTTGCACTTGAGAGTGAAGATACTCAACAGATTACAACTGCAATCAAAACCGTAATTAAGAACTGTATCTCCACCAGAGGTATTAAGGTTGAGGAACTTCCTACATTTGATATTGAATATCTCTTTTTAAACATTAGAGGTAAGTCTGTTGGTGAAGAAGTTGAGGTAGGTATTATTGCTCCTGATGATGGTGAGACATCGATTAACGTTAAGATTGACCTTGAGGATATCAAGGTAGTGGAGAATGAAAATCATTCAAAACAAATCAAACTTGACGACACTTTGATGATGGAGATGAAGTATCCGTCACTGGACCAGTTCATCAAGAACAACTTTGACTTTGATGATAACTCTGTTGATAAATCATTTGAATTGATTGCAACTTGTATTGACAAGATTTATAGTGAAGAAGAGGTGTGGTCAACTGCTGATGTTACTAATAAAGAAGTAATCGAATTCCTTGAACAGATGAGTTCAACTCAGTTCAAAGAGATTGAAAAGTTCTTTGAGACAATGCCTAAGTTATCTCATACTATTGAGGTAAAAAATCCCGTCACTAAAGTAAAGAGTACTGTTGTACTGGAAGGGTTATCAAGTTTTTTCGGATAGGCCTTGTCCACATGGATCTGGAGAACTACTTCAGATTAACTTTTGCCTTGATGCAGTACCATAAATATTCATTAACAGAGCTTGAAAATATGATGCCTTGGGAACGAGACATCTACGTTGCATTACTCCAAGAACATCTTGAGGAAGAAGAGCAAAAGATGAAGGCAAGGAATGGCTAGAGACCCCGCTAGACTAAGAAAGGCTTACGAAGTTAAACTCGGCAAGAACCTTGTCGATAAACTTTCTGATGCTCAAATTGCTCAACTATCAAAATACTATAATTCACTCAACGAAAGAGAACAATCTAAAATTGATAGTGAACTCATTCAAGGTAGATCGAATGACTTCACTGATATTGCAAGAGGACTTGCAGGTGAATTTGATGAGAAAGGTAATATTAGAAATATAACTAAACAAAATGTAAAGACTGCAAAAAAGTCAAACAAAAAACAACAAGAAATACCAGATGGTCTTGATGACCTTCTGAAAGAAATCAGAGATGATGTAGATACTCTCAAAAAAGAAAAGGGTGATCAAAAGAAAGGTAAGACTACTGCAATAGTAAAGAGTGTTACTCAAAAGAAAACTAAACCATCTAAGAGTGAAGATATAGATCCAAGAATTCTAAGTCTCCTTGGGTTAGAAGATGTCAGTGACTTAGATTACGATACATATAAAACTCTCTTAAAGGAGAGAATGATGGCTGCCAGGATGTCTGGTAGTAAAATTCCTACTGAGGAAAGTGAATTAATTGATGATGAATATAAAAAGGTAAAGTCAAGGTCTGGTAGATTTAAACCAAAGTCTAGGAAAAAGACTGTAAAGACATCAAACTTTGTTAATAAAAAACCTAAATCAAAACCTACTGGACCAACCAAAGTTCAGACAGATAAGTTACTTCCATCATCCACATCAGCATCAACTCCTGAAAGTGTAAAGGTAGATCTCCAAGAGGATGTACAAGAGAAACTTGTCCCTATTTCAAAGTCTCTTAGTAATATTGAGAGTAACTTACAAAAACTTTTAAAGATAAATCAGGATAAATTAGAACTTGAAAAGGAAGCTGCAAGAAAACTTGCTGCGAAGGAAGAGACTGAAGGGTTCAGAGAGAAGGAAGCAAAACTTGAAGAAGGAGATAAAAAGAAAGGTAAAAAGATTGAGAAAGCATTAGAACCAGTGAAAGGTATCTTCGATATGATCGGAGATTTCTTTAAGAATATTTTACTTGGTGGTGCAGTCAATCTTATCATGGATATTGTTACAAATCCTGGTAAGTATTTGAAACCTATCATTGATTTTGGTAATTTTATAATTGACTTTATTAATGATAAGATCATTAAATTTATCAATGATATAGTATTTGCACCTATCAATGCATACATT